TTCGCCAGTTCCGGTTGAACGAGTGGTGCAACGCCGATATCCGGTGGATGCCGATGGATAAATGGGACGCCTGCGGTGAGGATGTTGATTTTGAGGAATACGAGGGGCGGGATTGCTACTGCGGCCTTGACCTTTCCTCAACGGGCGACTTGACGGCGCTGGTGCTGGTGTTCCCGCCGGTCGGCGATGACACCAAATACACGGTGCTGCCGTTTTACTGGCTGCCGGAGGATGTTATCGACTTGCGCACCCGCCGCGACCATGTGCCTTACGCGGTTTGGAAAAAGATGGGCGTATTCAACACCACCGAGGGCAACGTGGTGGATTACGACTACATCGTGGCGTTCATCGCCAAACTGTCCGAGCGCTTCCGCATCCGTGAGATCGCCTATGACCGGTATGGGGCGGAGAAAATCCGGCGTGACCTGGAGGAGCTGGGCGCTGAGAACGGGTTCACCGTGTTCCCGTTCGGGCAGGGGTTTGTGTCGATGTCGCCGACCTCGAAGGATTTCTACCAGTTTGTGATGGAGAAACGCATCCGGCACGGCAAGCATCCGGTTTTGGATTGGAATATGGGCAACGTCATCGTCGACCAGGACGCGGCGGGCAACATCAAACCCAACAAGATGAAATCCACGGAAAAGATCGATGGCGTGGTCGCCATGATCATGGGCCTGGCCCGCGCCACTTTGGGCGGCGGGCTTGATGATGGCAGCGTCTATGACGAAAGGGGGCTGATATTCATATGAGCCTGTTTTCCTCATTGTTCAGGTCACGGGGCAGGCCGGCAAACGGTGTCGGCGGCGGCTGGAGTTTCCTGTTCGGCGGCACCAACAGCGGCAAAACCGTAAACGAGCGCACTGCCATGCAGACCTCGGCGGTTTACGCCTGTGTGCGCATCCTGGCGGAGTCGGTGGCGGGGTTGCCGCTGCATGTGCATGAGCGAACCGATACTGGCGGCAAGGTTGCGAAACCGAGCCATCCTCTTTACCGGCTGCTGCACGATGAGCCGAACGGCGAGATGACGTCGTTTGTGTTCCGCGAAACCATGATGGCTCACCTGCTGCTGTGGGGTAATGCCTACGCGCAGATCATCCGGGACGGGCGCGGCTACCCGACAGCGCTCTACCCGCTGCTGCCGGATCGGATGAGCGTGGAGCGCAAAAACGATGGCCGGATTGTGTACACATACCAAAGCGACAAGGGCGAGGTGAAACTTGGCCGGGAAAATGTGCTGCACATTCCGGGTTTGGGGTTTGACGGGCTGGTTGGGTATTCGCCGGTGGCGATGGCTAAAAACGCTGTCGGCATGAGCCTGGCTACCGAGGAATATGGCGCCAGGTTCTTTGCCAACGGCGCGAACCCCGGCGGCGTCCTGGAACACCCCGGCACCATCAAGGACATCGCCCGGGTCAAGGAAAGCTGGAACCAGGGGTATCAAGGCAGCGGCAACGCCCACAAGGTCGCGTTGCTGGAAGAGGGCATGAAGTTTCACCAAATCGGCATCCCGCCCGAGCAAGCCCAGTTCCTTGAGACCCGCAAATTTCAGATCAACGAGATAGCCAGAATATTTCGGGTGCCGCCGCACATGGTCGGCGACCTGGAAAAGAGCAGCTTCTCCAACATTGAGCAGCAGTCCCTGGAGTTCGTCAAATACACCCTCGACCCGTGGGTGATCCGGTGGGAGCAAAGCCTGGGGCAAGCCTTGTTGCTGCCCGGTGAGAAGGCGAGCCTGTTTATCAAGTTCAACCTCGACGGGCTGCTTCGCGGGGATTACCAAAGCCGGATGGAGGGCTACTCCATCGGCATCCAGAACGGGTTCCTGTCCGTCAACGACGTGCGCGCCTGGGAGGACATGAACCTGCTGAGCGACGGCGAGGGCGGCAACCTGCATGTGCTGAACGGCAACATGGTCAAGCTCGCCGACGTGGGCGCGGCATACAAAACAGCAGAAACGGAGGACACTTCATGAAACCAAAATTCTGGAACTGGGTCACAGACGATTCGGGAGGTGATCAGGCGGGCAGCCGTACCCTGTACCTCGACGGGGTAATTTCAGAGGACACCTGGTGGGGCGATGAGGTAACGCCCCAAGTGTTCCGCTCGGAGCTATTCTCCGGCGAGGGTGACGTCACGATCTGGCTCAATTCCCCAGGCGGTGACTGCATCGCGGCCAGCCAAATCTACGCCATGTTGATGGATTACCGGGGAAACATCCGCGTCAAGATTGACGGCATCGCAGCAAGCGCGGCGTCGGTGATCGCGATGGCAGGAACCGAAGTCCTGATGGCACCCACCGCGCTGATGATGGTGCATAACCCGCTCACGGTTGCCATCGGTGACAGCGAGGAAATGCAAAAGGCCATCGACATGCTCGCCGAGGTCAAAGAGTCCATCATCAACGCCTACCAAATCAAGACCAGCCAGTCCCGGGCGAAAATCTCCCACCTCATGGACGCCGAAACGTGGATGAACGCGAACAAGGCGATTGAGCTGGGTTTTGCCGATGGCGTGCTGGCAGACGACAAACGCGCCAACCCCGCCAGCGCAGCTACTGGCGGTGAGACTTACGCTTTCTCGCGGCGGGCGGTCACCAACTCCTTGCTCGACAAAATCAAACCGCCACCCAAAACGGCGCCGCAATTGCCCGATGGTATCCCCGCAGAGTCGCTCGAAAAGCGGCTCTTTTTAATTTCCCACTAAAAACACTGGAGGTAAACGATCATGAGTCAAATCCTGGAACTGCGCGAGAAGCGCAATAAAATCTGGAACACCGCCAAGGACTTCCTCGACCAAAAACGAGGGCAGGACAGGCTGGTGCCTGCCGAGGCCGCTGCCGAGTACGAGAAGATGGAATCCGACATGGTCGGCCTCGGCAAGGAAATCGACCGCCTGGAGCGCCAAGCCGCCTACGACTTGGAAATGAGCCAGCCCACCACCAACCCAATCCTGGGCGCACCAGCAAAACCCAGTGAGACCAAGACTGGGCGGGCAAGTGATGAGTACAAGAAGGATTTCGGGAACATCCTGCGCGGCAAGGCGCCGCTGAACAATGTGCTCAGCACCTCGCCCGATACCGATGGCGGGTATCTGGTGCCGATTGAGTTCGAGCGGAAAATCGTGGCGGGGCTTGAGGAAGCCAACGTGCTGCGCTCCATCGCCAAGACCATCACCACCTCCGCCGAACGGAAAATCCCGGTCGCGGCCACGCACTCCACGGCGCAGTGGACGGCAGAGAACGCGGCGATCACCGAAAGCAACCCCACCTTCGCTCAGAAGACCATCGACGCTTTCAAGCTAACCGACCTGATCAAGGTGAGCCTGGAGTTGTTGCAGGATTCCATGTTCGATCTGGAAAGCTACATCGCTACCGAATTTGCCCGCGCTTTCGGCGTGGCTGAGGAGGAAGCGTTCTGCGTCGGCACCGGGACGGGGCAACCCACCGGGGTGTTCACTACCAGCGGCGGCGAGATCGGGGTGACCGCCACCAGCCCCACGGCAATCACCGTCGACAACCTGATCGACTTGATCTACACGCTGAAAAGCCCGTACCGCCGCAATGCCGTGTTCCTGATGCGGGACGTCACGGTCTCGGCTTTGCGGAAACTCAAAGACAGCAACGGCCAATACTTGTGGCAGCCTTCGGTGCAGGCCGGGCAACCCGACCGGCTGCTCGGCTACCCGATCTACACCAGCCCCTACGCCCCGGTCGCGGCGGCGAACGCGCTGCCCATCGCTTTCGGCGACTTCTCCAACTACTGGATCGCCGACCGCATGGGGCGCACGGTGCAAAGGCTCAACGAACTTTATGCCGGTAACGGGCAGGTCGGCTTCATCGCCACCCAGCGGGTGGACGGCAAAGTCATCCTGGCCGAGGGCATCCAACTGCTCAAGATGGGCGCAGGCTCATAAAACCATGAAGGGAGGCGGCGGCGATGACACCAAAAGAACTACTGCCGCAGGTCAAAGACAACCTGATTCTGGCGCATGACCAGGACGACGCTCTGCTCC